CCGCGTTTCGGTACATCGCATCCTCCGGCAGTATGGAGTAGGCGGCCTGCGCGTGGTTCAGGAAGTAGCGGCCCAGCCGGATAGCGTCGGCCATCGTCTTGCCGGAGACCGTCAGCGCTCCGTGGGTGCCAAGGAAGTCGTGGCTCTGGTAGATGCCAGCCCGGCACAGGAGACCGGACATGCGCAGCACGTTGCCGACGAGCTTTCCCGCCCAGTCGGCCATCTCCGCATAGTCGGTCGTGAGCTTCGGCTCCAGCCAGTTCGCGAATGACTCGAGCTCCTGGTCCGCTTCCTGAGAGAGTGTTATGATTTGCGGCTTCTCCGGATACTCGTCGTCCAGGAGGTTTACGACCAGACGCTCGTAGGCGCGGTAGATGCCGTCGGTCACGGCCTCGCTCCGGTATCGTCTGCTTCCCACGCTGGAGACCGGCATGCTGTAGAGGAACCTTGCGGTGAGGCCTCGTCCGCGGAAGGTCGTGTTGCTGAGGACCGCGGAGACGACGTTCGGCTGCGCCATCAGGAGGATGGTGAGCGCCGGGTCCATGATGCTTTCGCTGTCCCTGCCGATTCGGTCGACGCGGATCGTGTCTCCCGAGTAGCCTTTCAGCATGACGTCGATGTTCACGTTCCGCGTGTAGATGCCGGACAGGGTGTCGAAGATCCCGCCCTCACTGGAGATCAGGGAGGCGTGTCCGTGGTTGCTTGCGATGACGGAGACGAGCTTCTCGGTTGTGATGTCGTCCACGTAGAGCTGCAGCGGGTTTGTCTCCTCGAAGTCGGCGACCTCCTGTGCGATGCGCTCCAGTTCCTCCGGGTCGGCGGTGCCTTTTGCGACCTTCTCCTCGAGGGCCTTCTGCCTGCGCTCCAGCACGCGCTTCTGCATGCGTCCGGCCTCAACCGCAGCAGCGTTGGTCTTGTTGTATTCGACCTCGTAGTCGTTGACTGGCTGCAGCATGAGATGCAGGACCGATGACTTCCTCTCGGACGGAGGGGCGATGACGATCACATAGGTGTTGAGCGGCTCCACCCAGTCGGACTTGCCCTGAATCCGGTACTTCTTCTGAAGGCAGGTCGAGAGAACGGATATGGCGATCGAGCCTGCCATGTCGACAGAGGTCTGCGTGCTTTCCGCGACGGCCTTCACATAATTGGCGATGGGCTCCGGGAGAGCGTCGACCGGGAAGGGTGCCATCGTGTACCGTGAGAACGGCAGCGGCTCGTCCCAGCCGGGATTCGGATTGTTGTACTCCTGCGGGCTCACGTAGCCGGGCTGGCTTGCGATCTTCGCATAGTATTTCTGTGCGCTTTTCCAGATGTGGTTCAGCTCGTCCGTGGAGAGCGGCGGCTGGCATTTCTCCGCTTCCGTGAAATACGCGTTCTTGGATTCCTCTGAATCGCCATAGCGTTTCATGGAGCGTACTGCCCAGTGGAACATCGTGTTGTTCCGGCTGCCCTCCGGAATCGTGGACTGCTTCTCATATCCGCCCGGCATGTCCCTGTCGAACTCGTCGCCGAACAGGAAGTCCGTGAGCGTCTTGCCTCCCGGATGGAACTCGACCTCCGGGTTCCTCGTCCCGTAGAGGAAGCGTGCAGCGTCGAGTGCATTCCCGTCGAGATACGGGAATATGTCGTGCAGGAGCTGCTTCAATGCGGCATACGCCTCGTAGTTCGTGATCGGGTCGATCTGGAAGAAGATATGGAAGCGCGGCCTTGCGGATTTCCCGTCCTTGGGACGGTTGTTGTGGCGGCTGTAGTGGACGGCGAAGAACACGCCGGGCAGCGCCGCCTCGATATCCGCAGGCGTCTTCCAGTCGGCAGGGTTCTCGGAGTGGTCGTTGTCGCAGTCGACCGGCAGGCAGTCCGATGAGATGAAGTTCTCGTTGCCGCGGTAGTTGTTCCTGTACTTGGCGCACACGTGGTCATGCGAGACGGCTTTTCGGAAGCTCGCCTCGTCGGTGACCTGGATCGGGTGCGGGTAGGTGCAGTTGGATTCCTGCTGGTAGGCGTCGGACGTGTAGATGGTGAACATCAGTCGTACACCTCCTTCAGATCCTCCGTGAAATAGCGGAGACGATGGCCTTTCCATCTGGCTCGCCGGATCTCCGCAGCCATGCCGCGTGAAATATGGCTTCCGAACACCCATACCTCCGTGCACTTGCTCATCAGCGCATTGCCGAAGAACAAGCCGAGCTCACGCTCAGTCGGATCGGTGTCGTCAAGGAACTGCGGAAACAGCAGATGCGGTGCAATCGGGATATAGCCCTGTTCGACTGCGAACCGGCAGTAGCGGCGTGCGGCCTCCACGTTGTGTTTGATGTCTCCCGCGTACGGTGAGCAGACGTAGATGATGGGCCGGAACGCACGGAGCGCCTTGCGTTCCTCCATTTCGATGAGGCTTAAGGCCTCGCAGCATGTCGGGTCCGGATAGCCCTCAAAGTTTCTGTAATCCAAACCGGTATCCTCCTTTCAAAAAGTCAGGCGGACAAACAAGAAAGCGGCCCGCCTCACTTTCCACTGGAGGAGACGGACCGCTTTTGACGAAAACCGGTTAATCTTTCTTATAGAAATCGCAGACATACCCGTCCGCGCGAAGCACCAGACCATCCGCCCACGAAGGGACGCGGCCCATCTGCTCACACAGGACGTCAAGCGAGACGCGCGGATCGGCTTCAATGACAAGTTCGTCATGGATATGCATACAGATAGCGCAGCAGCGGAGCGTCTTCATGCTGTTGCACAGGATGTCGCGGCTGGTGGCCTGCACGATGTTCTCCACGAACTTCGGGCCGTATGATTCGAGGCGCTCCCATTTCTTCGTGCCGCCCACGCCCTCATAGGTGATGCACTCGCCTCCGAAACGGTTCATGCCGACCTTCGGCTTCACATAAGCAAGGTTCCGACCGGACGGCAGGGTGATGAACAGCATGCCCGCCTGCCAGAAGAACACGAGCTTTCCGAGCCGGGTGGTCTTGTGGTTCTTGACGGCGGCCATGACGACCTTGTCGACATCCCACCAGAATTTCACGATCTGCTGGTTTGCATCCCGCCACGAGGAGACAATGTCCGGAAGCTCATCCTCCGTGAGCCCCATCTCCAGTGCGCCCATCGCCTTCAACGCTCCGGTCGAGCCACCATAGCCACAGGCCAGTTCCGCGATCTTGCCCTTGGCGCGGAGCTCGCCGTTGACGCCGTGCTTGACGACCGGCTTATGGAACATGCGGCTTGCTGTGCTGCAGTAGATGTCCTCGCCGTTCGCGAACGCGTCGGATTTCCACTGCTCGCCTGCGTACCATGCGATGACGCGGGCTTCGATGGCGGAGAAGTCCGCCACATAGAACCGGCAGCCGTCACGCGGAATGAACGCAGTGCGGATCAGCTGGCTGAGCGTATCAGGCACATCCTCATAGAGAAGCTTCACCGCGTCGTAGTCGCCGGACTTCACCAGAGCCCGCGCCGCATCCAGATCCGGCAGGTGGTTCTGCGGCAGGTTCTGCAGCTGGATGAGCCGTCCGGCCCAGCGCCCGGTGCGGTTTGCTCCGTAGAACATGAACATGCCGCGAGCCCGGCTGTCATCGCACACGGCCCGCTGCATCGTCTGATACTTCTTCACGGATGATTTGGCGAGCTGCTGACGAAGCTCCAGAACCTCGGCCAGCTCCGGCGGCGCGGTCTTGAGGAGCGCTGCGACGGCCTTCTTTCCGAGGCTGTCGACCTCCATGCCGTTGTCGGAGAGCCACTGCTTCATCTGCTGCACGCTGTTCGGATTGTCGAGATTGGTCAGCTTCTGCATCTTCTCGGTGAGCTCGCCGCGGGAGCGGGTGTCCATATCAATGGCCTTCTCCACAAGGTCCATGTCGATGCGCACACCGCGGTCATTGATCTCCTGGTCGATGTGGTACTCGTCCCACACGAAGTCCGGCACCGGGAAATTCCGGAGCTTCCTTTGGATAGACATCTCGACCTCGACGTCGCGCTGGTTGTATTTCTTGAATGTCGCCCATTTGCCGGGATCGTTGGATGGCAGGTTCCGGGTTCTGCCGCCGTTCGCCTTCGTAGGAGCGCAGGGAACGGAAAAGTACCGGATGAGCGCCTTGCCCTCATCCATCTTCTGATCGGCGAGGTTCAGTACTGCGCCGACGCCTTTCAGGCTGAGCGGGAGTCCAATTGTCGCCGCCCAGACCATCGAGCAGCGCCAGCCCTCCGGACTCAGAAACCGCGCAGGCTCCGTCGACAGCGGATGATGGTCGTGGAACGGGTTGAGGCTCCGGCCCATGTCCCGCAAGTATCTGGACAGACAGACACGCTCGAAGTTCGCGTTAAACGCCCACTTGAGAACCGTGTCATCAGTCAGCGCGTCGAGGATGTCATCCGGGATCTGTTCTCCGCAGGCGAGGTCAACGACCTGCACCGGGTCACCGTCCACGCTGTAGCCGAACAGGAGAATCTCGAAGGCAGGCGATTCGGAGTACTTGTAGACGCCGCATTTGCCGAGATCGACGTCGCTGAACGTCTCCAGATCCAAGGACAAGCTGTTCATTTTAGCCATGCAAAAATCCTCCCTGTCTTTATTGCGCTGATGATTGACGGCGTTACGTTGTACATTGCCGCGAGTTCAACTCCTTTGATTCCACAGTAGAAACCGAATCGTATAGCTTGAACGTCATCAACCGAGAGCTTTCTCCATTTGCTGCCTTGTCGATAAACGTCAAGGATGTTTTCAGTTCGCGTTCCATAATGTAGATTCTCCAATCGGTTATCTGTAGGATCACCGTTTCGATGCAGTACTTCCATGCCTTCGGGAGGAGGACCAACGAAGGTAAGCATGATAAGTTGATGCACTGGCTTTCCCGCAGTGCCATGACCGAGAACCACAGACAGATGTCCTGCCTTGCAGTATTTACCGGGACTGAGAATCCTTCCTCTAACAGTCCGACAGAATGGCTCTCCGGTAAAATGGCATACGCCGCGAGCATTTCTAACAAGACTGCGGATTCGACCTTCCGTGCTGGCCTGATATCGGCCTTCATATCCCGGTATGTCTTTCCATACTTCTTCCAAAATGTATTCACCTCAATTCACGAATAAGGCGGCAGAGAGATAGATCCCTGCCGCCCGCCAATACTTGTATGGGTTACGGTTTAGCCGCGATGCACTTCCAGCTCCTTCATGCGGCGCTCGTGGTACTCCTTGTCGCGCTCCTCCTGATGGAGCCTGAGTTCCTTGTCCTCCCGGTAGGAGCGGGCGCTCGTGACCGAGATGATGATCAGGAGCGCGATGCCGCTGAGGCCGAGCAGGTCGTAGATGATGCAGAGAATCATGTTCATGATGGTTTCCATTGTCTTGCCTCCTTAGTTCAGGAAATCGTCGTCGTTGTCGGTTGTGAAATCCGCGAAGTCGGATTCTGCGCTGGCCTTGCTGCCGAGCGGCTCGCCATCACGGATCTTCTGCAGGTTGTTCAGGCCGCAGGCGATGCCGCGGTTCCCGGAGGAGTTGAACGCGTAGAACGTGATGCTGGCTCTGCCGTACACGCCGGAGTACACCTCGCTGCGGGAAAGAATCGGATTCAGGTCCGCATCCACGATGCCCGGAGCGGTCGTTGCGTTCGCATTCACGAAGTAGGAGCCGCGGTAGGCCTCGTCGTCCGGACGCTCCGCGTCGCCGTTACGAAGCGGCGTCTTGATCGCGGACAGTGGGGGAACGGACTTGCTGTTGCCCTTGAGCTTGGCTTCGCCCTCCTTGTAGGCATCCTCGATGGCGGCCTTGACCTTGGCGACCGTCACGGTGTCGGACTTCGGGATGATGAGGCTTACGCTGTATTTCGGCGTTCCGCCGTTGATGGACTTCGGCTCCCAGACGTTCGCGTAGGACCAGCGGGTGTTCGGGCCAGTGATAACCTTCATCGGATTGTGCATAGTTGTCTTACTCATGATTTTTGACCTCCTTGAAGTCGTTTTTTGCTGTATTCATCGCCGGACGCTTGTCTGAGTCCGGGACGAGTGTCGGTTTGCCCTGCGGCTTCTCGACGAAGCCCGACAGGAGTTCGTTGAACCGGTTTTTCCCAAGGAGCTTCTGCATGGCGGTGATGCCGAGCAGCTTTCTCTCGTACGGATCGAATCCGGCTTCTTCGACCGTCTTGGCGACGGCGGTTTCATTGGCGTACTTGCGGACGGACCTGCCTTCGACGAGCTTGAAGCCGTGCCACTCCTTGCCGGAGAGTGCCTGCTGGAGCGCGTACTCCTTGATGTCGGACGCCCACGAGACCAGCTCGTCCACCTGGGAGAGGATGAACTCGATCTCCGCGTCGGAGAGCTCCGGCGGCAGCTTGAACTCGTGCTGCGCGAGCTTCAGGTTCTCCTCGGCACGCTTCCGGCAGATGTTCTTCGCCTTGCAGAACCGGCACCACGAGCCGCAGGAGAATTTGCCTTCTCCCTTGTAAGCAAGGTCGGCAGCAGGCTTTAAAACTTCCTCCGCCCATGAAAGCAGGTCAGCCTTCGGGATTACCCATTCGCTGATGTTCTGACGCCTCGGCTGATAGATTGTGAAAGCGACTGTATCGATGTCGTAGATGTCATCGAACAGCTCCAGAGCGCCGAGCCCGTAGCATTTAAGCTGCGGATTATCCTCTGCGGAAACCTCGATGCCGGTACCATATTTCAGATCCACAACTCGGAGCGTTCCATCTGCGATGATGAGAGCATCGGCTGTGCCGAAGCCTTCACGTACCCAGCGGGAGTAGTCCACTCGCTGCTCGACCAGAACGACAGGATCACGGCACTTTTCCTTTGCGGTCTCGACCTTCTCCAGCACATAGGCGGCGTAACCGTCTGTGGCTTCGTCCATCTCCTCGTTATAGAAGGAGAGATTTTCCGTGAGATCATCTGCCGGATACCCGAGCGCCTTACGAAGCTTGAACTCGGCAAGCGCATGTGCGCAGGTGCCTTCCAGCGCGTAGTTGCTTCTGGTATCCTCGAACTTTTCACTGAGCCTTACTGACGGCGGGCAGTGGAGCCACCTGTCGGAGCTGGATGCGGAGAGGACCGCGTGCGATGCCGCGCTCATGAGAGCGCCTCCACATCTTTAAGCAGCGCCTCATAATGTGACGGATCGACTGCCGAGAGCTTGTTTGCACCGTACTTCTGGAGCAGCTCCCTGATCTCTGCCGTGTGGCCTGCGCGAGACTTGTCTGCCAATACAGCGCGGACATCCTCCAGCGCAAGCGGCTTCTTTTCAGGCTCCGGTTTTACCTCCGGTGTCGTATCGGAAGCGGGTTCATCCTCACTTCCTGAAAACTGCTGGTAGAGCCTGTCGGCTGCGCTGTTAATAGCAGCGGCTGCATCGCGGAGCTCTCTGATGGTCTGATCCATTTCTGCCATTTTTGACATTTCCTTTTCCTCCTTCCTCGGATTGACCTGCGGCAAGGACAGACAGGTTCCTTGCCAGTCTTGCGGATACTTGGCTTATCGCGTAAAGAACTGCGATGGTTTCTGCGTCCGCTGGACTTCTGTTGCGTGTCGTATTCATCGCTTTACCTCCAATCCGGAGCATCTTGTTTTCGTGCTCCTTACACTTCCCACTGGAGGCGGGCAGACCGTTTTGACGAAGGATGAAGAAGAAATTTTGAAAAAAACTCCGGCCACCACATATGGCAGCCGGAGCAGAGCATCAGAACCAGTCAGGGAATTCCTTAGAGAGTGTCTCTTGGGCCTTATCAAGTCTGGACCGGAAGGTCGTCCGTTTGATGCCGATGATTTTTGCGATGGCTTCATCGGAGAGACCTTTCTCGCGCAGCTCGCCGATCTGCTTAGCTTCCGGCATCAACTCCTGCAGGCGGGAGAACAGCTGATCCAGCTCCGCCTTCTCGGAAAGCACCTCTTCAATGAGAGGAGCGTTGTCCGGAACGTAGTCGGCGAGCGTTCCCTCGCCGTCCGGCAGCGGATCGTCAAGAGAGACGGTCGTGTTGTTGTGGAACTCGCAGTCGAGGCAGTTGCCGTCGCACAGCCACCATTTGCTGCGCGGGCAGAAGCATTCGCCGCGATACTGCATACGCTTCCGAAGCGCAGTGCGGTTCCGGTCATATTCGCGATATTGGTCCTCGGGGACCTCGTACCAGGTGCGGGTGATCTTGTCGTAGATGCATTTACTCTGGTTGTCATTGGTTTTCATGTGCGATACCTCCGTTCGCTTCTCCCGAACCGGAGGCCGCACAAAAAGGAGCGTGACAGGCCAGACGGAACGGAAATTCAATTCGTTTCGTTCGGCCAGCCAAGCTCGTAGACTGGTTTCTTATTCACTTGTGACCGCTATGGCCGCTCGAGCCACCTCTGTGCACCGGGGTGAACGGTTATAGCAGTGAGCCTTTTAACGCCTTGCTTAGGGCAGATTTGGATCTCCTATATACGGTTGTTTATGGGCTGTTTTGGAGCCCTTCTCCCATGGAATTTCAAAGAGATTCTTAATTGTCGTTGATCATGAGTTCGAGATCTCCGAAGACTTCCCAGTAATAGGAAGGGCTGAGATCGTCGAAGCAGGTCGCGTCGTACCTGGCGAATATGCCATCAACTGTGTCAGCTCCGTAGATGGAGCAGACCTGATCTGCGTCGTTCTCGATGTTGATGCGCCAGTTTTCCTTTTCGTCGTGAGTCACGTTTTCACCTCCAGTTTGTTTGCCTGTCTTTGTCGATTTTTATCTGTTTAACACTTCTGAAATCCGATGCTGTTGATTTGTTCATAAAGAACTCGTATAATTAATTCAGAAGTCTATCTTTTGTTGCCTTCAGGGCCCTTCCGAACAACTGACTTTATTGTCGGGGAGACGTTAGGTACTGGGATAGGCGTTTAGGTACCGAAATCAGGTATCGCAGGTACGAAATCAGGTACCAGTAGGTACCGGGGAGGTGAGCACTATCAGAAGCAACGAGTTTCTCAACAAGTTGTACGGGTATCTGGGTAACCAGCAGAATCAAGGACTCTTCGTCATTCGGTTTTTCAATGCGGCGGGTAGTCATCATTTTGAGATGCCTGTCTCATATGCCAATAGGACAAACGACGTACTCGAAGCTGAAAGACGGTATGCACAGAATCGTCCCTTGACTGATGAGATAAAGGATTCGTTCCCTAATCCAATCAAGATCGATGAGCTCGCCGCCTTCATTGCCAAGAACCTGAACGACAGCAAGCTCCCGGCTTGCATGGCGGAGTTCGGCATACCAACTGGAGCTGCGCAGGAGAAAGACAAGTTCTCTCATGCGCTTGCCGCACAGTTCAGTCTGTTTGTGACGTCACAGGACGACGATGTGGACGATGCAATCTGGGAGATGTATCAGACGCTTCTTGAGGGGCAGCCGATATGCGCCGAGGACATCAGCGGGCCAAGATATGCAGGTGATGACGTCTATGTTGAATTCGGAGGCAAACGGCATGATGCTGACTGCTACGAGATCGTTTGCCACGAATGGAAGCTGCAGAACCGTGGCAAGGTGCCATGGAGAAACCGGCGGCTTGTGCTGGTGAATCAGGCGGACATACATCCACGACCTATTGATACGGTCATCCCGGTGCCGGATACCGATCCGGGAGAATTCACAAAAATAGCCGCGGACATAGATGCCCGTGGCTTCGAAGGAAATTTTGAGTGCAAGTGGGAAATGCAGGATGCGGATGGCATGAACTGCTTTCCGAATAAGCGGTGGGATTTCAATATACGGATTCAGGTGACGTTCCATATGTCGGACGAAGGAGACACACGTGGATAAGAACATAGAAAAATGGTCAACGATGAAGGAAGTGCAGGAATACCTCGGAGTGGGCCGCGAAAGCATAATGCAATGGATCAACAAGCGCAACATGCCTGCATACAAGGTCGGACGGCTCTGGAAATTCAAACTGAGCGAGGTCGACGACTGGATTCGATCCGGTGGAGCTGCGGAAGAAAGCAGCGATAAAGACAAAAGCGAAAACTGATCGGCAGAGTCCGGATTATCGGACAGTCGGTAATACATAATAAAGAAAAACGCCGCTGCGACGAGGCAACGGCGTGAAGGAGAAAGTCAATGGACAATCAGGAGTACAACTCGATAGTCAGTTTTATATGGGGAATCGCAGACGATTGCCTGCGCGACGTGTATGTGCGCGGCAAGTATCGTGATGTTATCCTGCCGATGACGGTTATCCGCCGTCTTGACGCAATGCTGGAAGGGACAAAGCAGGACGTCCTCAAGATGAAGAAGCAGCTGGACGCTGCGAAGATCGACAACCAGTGGCCAGCACTCTGCAACACTGCCGGGCAGGCATTCTGCAACGCATCCCCGTTTCTGCTCAAGGATCTGACCGCCAAGGGGAAAAAGCAGACGCTGCAGGCGGATTTCACAGCATATCTGGATGGCTTTTCGCCGAATGTGCAGGAGATCCTCGACAAGTTTAAATTCCGTGACCAGATCAAGACGATGGTTGACGCGGACATTCTTGGCGCAGTCATCGAGAAATTCACATCATCAGACATCAACCTCAGCCCGAATCCTGTCTACAAAGATGCAGAAAGAAAGATCGTGAAGCTTCCCGGACTCGATAACCACGGCATGGGAACCATCTTTGAGGAGCTCATCCGCCGCTTCAACGAGGAGAACAACGAGGAAGCCGGAGAACACTGGACGCCTCGTGACGTCGTAGAGCTCATGGCCGATCTTGCCTTCTATCCGGTGGAGGACAAGATTCTGGATGCCTCGTACTCCTGCTATGACGGAGCCTGTGGCACAGGCGGAATGCTTACCGTGGCACAGTCACGGCTTCTGACACTCGCAGGCCGCCGCGGAAAGAACGTCTCCATCCACCTGTTCGGTCAGGAGATCAATCCGGAGACTTATGCTATCTGCAAAGCGGACATGCTCCTGAAAGGCGATGGCGAGGAAGCCGAGCACATATTCTATGGGTCAACGCTGTCGTTGGACGGCAATCCATCACGGCAGTTCGACTTCATGCTTTCCAATCCGCCATACGGAAAGAGCTGGAAGACAGACGCAGACAAGATGAGCAATGGCGGCGAGGAGGATAAGAAGGGCAAGAAGGAAATCCTCGATACCCGTTTTAACACATATCTGCCTGACGGTGAGGAAATGAAGATGCTGCCACGCACCAGCGACGGACAGCTCCTGTTCCTCCTTAATAATGTGTCGAAGATGAAAACCGATACGGAACTCGGCAGCAGGATTATAGAAGTACATAACGGCTCGTCCCTGTTCACTGGAGACGCAGGCAGCGGCGAAAGCAATGCCCGCCGGTATATGATCGAACGCGATCTGGTAGAGGCAATCATCGCCCTGCCCGACAACATGTTCTACAACACCGGCATTGGTACATACATCTGGGTGCTTTCCAATAAGAAGGAAGAACACCGCAAAGGTAAGATTCAGCTCATTGACGCAACGAACATGAAGAGCCCGCTATGCAAGAACATGGGCAACAAGAACTGCGAGTTCACGCCAGAGATCCGTAAGGAAATAGTCCGCATCTTCCTCGACATGGAGGAAAGTGACGTCAGCATGATCTTCGACAACAGCGAATTTGGCTACTGGAATGTGACTGTCGAGCGTCCGTTACGTCTGCGCGTATTCCCGGAACGGAAGATCCCGGACGACACGTTCAAGAAGCAGTCGGAGCTGGATTCCGTCCGAGAAGCCATCGCGAGTGTTCCGGCAGGCACACCGCTCGACGACTGGGATGCGTTCGCCAAGGCGGCTGGACTCAAGAAAACTCAGCTCAAGAAGATCCGTCCTTTCATAACTGAGGTTGATCCGAACGCGAAGGAAGTCGAAGGCGAATCCGATCCAAACCTGCGCGACTCGGAAAATATCCCGTTCAACTACGAAGGCGGCATTGACGCGTTCATCGAAAAGGAAGTCAAACCCTATGCGCCGGACGCCTATGTCGACGAAAGTAAGACCAGAATCGGCTACGAGATCAGCTTCACGAAGTACTTCTACAAGCCGGTTGAACTCCGTGACATGAAGGACATCCTTGCATCACTCGCGGAACTTGAAAAAGAGTCCGACGGAGTCATGGATGAGATCGTGGAGGGACTGGAGTAATGGAACTGTTAGAGTATACGAGCAGGTGGAATTCTCATCGCCTCGGATCACTTTTTCAAGAGCAAAAAGAGAAAAACACAGATTTTACGAGGAGGAACGCACTTAAATTCACTTATGGTTCGATCGTTGATAAACCTGAGTACGACCTGACACCTTCTTTGATTGATACATATTCAAAATACACGCTGGTTAATACCGGAGATATTGTCATCAATTGTTTGAATCTGAATTATGACTTTGTGTCACAGAGAATCGCAATTGTAAAAAACGATGGGATTATTACATCCGCATACATTTCTTTGAGAGCCAGAAACGAAGCAATCAATCCTATGTATTATTGCTATTACTTCAAGGCGATGGATTCTCGAAAAATGTTCCATGGCATGGGGACGGGGATTCGTTTGACGCTTTCTTACAACGAACTAAGGAACGTACCAATTCCCGTTCCTCCCCGTGCCGAGCAGGATCAGATTGTGCGGTTCCTCGACTGGAAGGTCTCCGAGATTAATAAAAAGGTTGCATTAAAAAGGCGCTCATTAGATTTGATTAAGGAATTAATTAATAGCGTTTTTGCTGCCTTGGTAGAAAACAAAGCTGGAAGTGTACGATTGAAGAGAGTGGTGTCGCTCGAAAATGATTACATTGAAATTAATCCGGATGAATCTTATAGAAAAGCGGGAATGTACAATCGAGGAAGAGGTATTTTTCTGCGTGATGCTGTAAGCGGAAAAGAAATGGGCGACTCAAGATTTCAAAGAATCCATAGTGGACGTCTAATGCTAAGTGGGCAGTTTGCTTGGGAGGATGCTGTTTTTGTAACTTCATCTAAGGATGAAGAAGGAGTTGCTTCTCACAGATATTATTTATTGAAAAGCGAAAACAAAGATGTCCCTGTTGAGTATTTGTTTGGATATTTTATTTCACAAAAGGGTTTTACGGATTTACAGCAGTGTTCACATGGATCTGCTGGAAGAAATCGACCATTGAATATAAATGAATTACTTCGGATTGAAATACCGATTGTGCATAATCCTGAATCTGTTCGAAAACTATGTAATCTCGTTCAGGCTTATATGGCTATGCGGCCACTTGTTCTTCGCGAGGAAGAAATATTGGACGAGTTGCGCAATCGTATTATCTCTGATGTTGTCTCTGGCAAGATCGATGTCCGCAATGTCACTGTTCCTGAATATGAGCATGTGGACGACATTGCCGACGACGATTCTGAGGGTGATGAAGAATCAGATGATACCGAAACTGAAATGGACGAGGAGGTGTGATCATGGCCTTTACAGATAAAACCGAAAAGGGCTTTGAGACGATCATCGTGAACTGGCTCGTGGAGCAGAATGGCTATGAGCAGGGAACGAATGATGACTACAACAAGGAATACGCCGTAGACGAAACCCGCCTCTTCCGGTTCCTGAATGACACGCAGCCGAGGGAAATAGCAAAGCTTGGCGTGAATAACAGCGATCAGAAGAAGCGGCAGTTCCTAAACCGTCTCTCGGGTGAGATTGCCAAGCGTGGCATTATCGATGTGCTGCGCAATGGTGTGAAGGCTTATCCGGCTGACCTCATCATGTTTTACTTCACGCCGACGGAAAACAACGAGAAATCAAAGGAGATGTTCGAGAAGAACATTTTCAGCGTGATACGGCAGCTCCGGTATTCTTCAGATGCGACGAAGCTCGCGCTTGATTTGTGCCTGTTCATCAACGGCCTGCCGGTTATCACGATAGAGCTCAAGAACCATTTCACCGGGCAGACAACGGCAGATGCAGTCGAGCAGTACAAGGAAGACCGCAGTCCGCGCGATATGCTTTTCTCTTTCAAGCGCTGCATGGTGCATTTCGCTGTTGATGATCAGACTATCATGTTCTGCACGAAGCTCGCCGGGAAGGACAGTTGGTTTCTGCCATTCAACAAGGGCTATAACGATGGTGCAGGCAATCCGCCGAATCCGGACGGCATCATGACGGACTATCTGTGGAAGGATATTCTGACCAAGTGGAAGCTCTCCCGCATTATCGAGAACTACGCACAGGTTGTTGTAGATGAAGATCCGGATACGAAGAAGAAAACGGTGAAGCAGATTTGGCCGCGCTATCATCAACTTGACTGCGTGGAGAAGCTCCTCGCGGACGTGAAGCAGAATGGTGTCGGCAAACGGTACCTCATCCAGCACAGCGCAGGCTCCGGAAAATCAAACTCTATCGCTTGGCTTGCTCATCAGCTGATCGGGCTTGAGCAGGACGGCCACCCGATGATCGACTCTGTAATTGTGGTTACCGACCGGCGGATTCTGGACAAACAGATCCGCGACACGATCAAGCAGTTCATGCAGGTAAAGAACACGGTCGTGTGGGCGCAGCATTCTGGCGACCTCAAAAAGGCAATTCAGGACGGTAAGCGGATTATTATTACGACGGTTGAGAAGTTTCCGTACATCTCGCAGGAAATCGGTCAGGAGCACATTCATAATAAATTCGCTATCATTATCGATGAGGCGCACTCTGGTCAGAGCGGGCGCAATTCCGCGAATATGAATCTGGCGCTTTCCGGCATGGCTTCTGATAATGAAATGGACAACGAGGACAAGATAAATGCCATCGTCGAAGGTCGGAAGCTCGTAAAGACCGCGAGCTATTTTGCGTTCACCGCGACTCCAAAGAACAAGACCGAGGAGGTTTTCGGAACGCCATATGAAGAGGATGGCGAAATCAAGCACAGGCCTTTCCATGTTTACACGATGAAGCAGGCCATTCAGGAAGGCTTCATTCTTGACGTACTGAAGAACTATACGACGATCGACAGCTGGTACAAGATTGCCAAGAAGGTCGAGGACGATCCAATGTTCGACAAAAAGCGCGCTCAGAAGAAGCTGCGTTCCTTTGTCGAGGGGAATCCGGATGTCATTGCCAAGAAGGCTGCTATGATGGTGGATCACTTCCACGAGCAGATCATTGCCAAGAAGAAGCTGAATGGGAAGTCCCGCGCAATGGTCGTGACTGCGAGCATCCCTCGCTGCATCGAGACCTACTATGCGATCAACAAGTGCCTTGCAGACAGGCACAGCCCATATAAGGCGATTATTGCTTTTTCCGGTGAGTGCAAATACAACGGACAGGAACCGGCGCTCACATCCGCTGGGCTGAACGGATTCCCGGATGCGAAGATCCCGAAAGAGTTCAAGAAAGATCCGTATCGGCTTCTGGTCGTTGCGGACATGTTCCAGACCGGATTCGACGAGCCGCTGCTGCAGACCATGTATGTGGATAAGCCACTCTATGACATTGCGGCAGTTCAGACACTTTCCCGTCTGAACCGCGCGGCTCCCGGAAAAGACGAAGTCTATGTACTGGACTTTGCAAACAAGACATCCACGATTCAGGACGCCTTCTCGAAGTTCTACAGGACAACGATTCTGTCAGGAGAAACCGATCCGAATAAACTCTATGACCTGATTACGCTGATGGAGAGCTATCAGGTGTATGACAACGACGATGTAGAGCACGTAGTTAATTTGTTCCTTGGCGGAGCCGAGCGAGACAGGCTTGATCCGCTGCTTGATCCGTGCGTGGCTATCTACAACGAGCTCGAAACGGACGATCAGATCAAGTTCAAGAGCGCAGCAAAGTCATTTGTTCGCACATACGGCTTCCTTGGTTCCATTCTTCCTTATGGGAATGTGGATTGGGAGAAGCTGTCGATTTTCCTGAATCTGTTGATACCGAAACTCCCGTCGCCTCGCGAGGATGATTTGTCAGAGGGCATTCTGTCTACGATTGATCTTGACAGTTATCGAAACGAGGCACAGGAGGCTGTGGCCATAAAGCTGGAGGACAAGGACGCAGAGATTGCGCCGGTCCCTGCCGGGAAGGTCGGCCATATCGTTGAGCCGGAACTTGATCCGCTTTCCAAGATCATCATGGACTTCAACGACATGTTCGGAAATATCCAGTGGAATGACGCTGATAACGTACAGCGCCAGATTCTCCAGATTCCGGCGATGGTTTCTCGTGACGAGAAATACCAGAATGCCATGAAGAATTCTGATGAGCAAGAAGCCCGGACGGAAAGCGAGCGCGCCCTGCAGAAGGTCATCTTCTCCATCATGGCGGACAACATGGAGCTCTTCAAGCAGTTTCAGGACAATCCGTCATTCAAGAAGTGGCTTACAAACATGGTGTTCAATCTGACGTACAACAAGGAGGGAAAGCCGTATGAAGCTCCAGACGATTTGGATTCTCCTAAAGTCGTCAGCGGCAATTTCACAGGCTATCGATATCCGACAGAAGCGCCAAGAAGCGGAATGATGGTAGCCGAAGGCAAAGCGACGTACGGTGAAAAGAAGGACAGCGATACTAAAAAGTAAACAGACGCAAATAAAGGGAGGCATAAAGCGTGGAGTTATCCAAAACTGTAAAGGACAAGACATTCGATGATTACTTTACAGAGGTGGAGCATTCCGAGACGATCAGCGGAATGGTCCGCCCTGGTTCTCTGCGCCTTTTTTGCCTCAATGTCAGAAACGGAAACATCAAATCATCCGATCTTGAAAAATTCACCATGCTCAACATCGGGCAATATGTTTTCTCTCGCGCAAAACAGGAGAACTACCGGAATGCAGGAAATTTCGACCTCGTGACACAGCAGGCCCTGAGAGCAATGAGAAAAAGCGCCAAGGCGCGAGACATTGATGCGGGCGAAACACTCGGCGAAATCATGGTCTACGCAGTCATGGAAGAAAAGCTGAATGCTCATAAGCTCCTCAGCAAAATCGAACTCAGTACAGATGCTGCGCAGTATGCAAGCGAAGCTGACGGCATTCATTTTCTGTGCAAAGACGGCAAAACGATCCTCTCCAATCAGATGGTATTCGGCGCTTCGAGCGTCACTGGAGACATCAAGGACGCCATTGACATCGCTTTCGAGAAGATCTCCCGAATCGCCAATCATGAGGACGAGGAACTGCTTCTTGTAGAGAAAACAGCACTGGATCGATTCTATGAAGAAGACGACCTGAAAGTCCTGACCAGCTACGTCATCCCGGAGGAGCACAAGAACGCTTCCTACGGGACATCCTTCGGAGTGTTCCTCGGATATTCCCTCGGCCTGATCCCGGACGGATATGACGATGACCAGTTCCGGGACCGTATGCACAAGAAGATGATTCGCGACATCAACGCGCACGAAGAATACATAGCTCAAAAGATACGCGATGCAAAACTGCAGAATCACTCGTTCTATTTCTTCACGCTGCCTCTTAATCAGGCCAAGGAAGAAAGCGACGTGATCATGCAGCATGTTATGGAAGGAGATGTCGACCTATGACCGCTGAAAAGAGAACACTCGGGTCGGCCATCTTCACCGATATCGACAGCAATCCGTACCTTGGGAAACTGTATGCCCGGCTTCTGAAAGGCTATGGCCTAAGCCTCTTCAACTTGAATCAACGCAGCTCGACGGAGCTTTTCAACGCCAAGGAGAAAACCGACATTTTACGGTTTGCCGACATTCTCTCCAAGTCGAATGATCCAGAGAAGTCAGACACGCACAAGATATGGGCTCAGGAAATAGCCATACTGATGCACCAGCTGTATCCACAGGATTCGCTCGTCAACCTTTACGCCGGAGATGTATTCTCAAGCGTCGGTAACCACAAGGGACTCGAGCTTGTAAACAAGGACTATTCTGAACCGCATGCACTGGAGGAAATTTTCGCACAGTTCAGAGGCGATTACCTCACTATTCCCGCGGAACCAAGCCAGCGGTTCTTCGGAGAACAGAAGAACGCCTATGACCACCTGACGGACGACTGCTTTAGCTACTCTGCGCCCACTTCAATGGGGAAATCCTTCATTATGAGAATGTTCATCAAGGACGAGATCATGCACGGCGCTCAGAAGAACTATGCGCTCATCGTTCCTACGAAGGCGCTGATAAACGAAGTCCGGGCAAAAGTGATAGACGATCTCGGCGGAGAAAAGAACACAGAAAAGGTCAACTACCTGAAGCTCCACAACTACAGCGTGGTGACAGCAGCAAGCGACATAGCCCTTGAGGACGAGAACCGGAACTTCATCCTTGTCATGACGCCGGAGCGGCTTCTTTACCTTCTGATAGCGAAGCCTCGCTTTGACCTGGATTATCTGTTCATCGACGAGGCCCACAAACTTTCAGGCAAGAACAGCCGAGCACCGTTCTATTACAAAGTGGTAGACAAGCTCGTGCATCGCCAGAAGAAACCGCACTTCATCTTCGCATCGCCGAACATTCCGAATCCGCAGGTTTACCTGAGATTGATGCTCAATGCGGAGGAAGGCGACGAAGACGCTCTTGCAATTACGTATTCGCCGGTTGTTCAAATCAAATTTCTTGTTGATCTGAAGAAAGGACGAATCGAGGTTTATAACGACCACGCGCCTGAAGATCAGTGCAGAATACTTCTGGCCAATGTGCACGGCAGCGGGATTGAAGTGAACGACTTCCTGCTGGCTATCGAAACACAGAATACGAAGCTTCCCAAGGAAAAGCGTAAGCAGAGCATCGTCTACTACAACGGACGAGACAAGGCTATCAGGGCCGCCCACTCCTTCTATGAGCGGGTAAAACCAAATGGCCCGAGAAATGATCCGCTCCTTGAGGCCCTGTCAAAGGACATACAGGAAGAAGTTCATCAATGGTACTACCTTGCAGAAATGGTGCGTTACGGCATTGCCTACCACATCGGCTATCTTCCGGCATCCATAAGAGCACGGATCGAGGAACTTTTCAAATCCGGGAACATCACGGTAATGTTCTGCACCAGTACGCTGCTGGAGGGCGTCAATCTTCCTGCGGACAATCTGTTCATCATGGAGAACAAGATATTCCTCAGCGAAATGAACACCATTGATTTCCGCAATCTCATAGGTCGTGTGGGCCGGATTAGCTTCAACCTCTATGGGAATGTCTACTTTGTAGCGGAACGCAACAGCAAGATAACGACAGATGACTATGTACGTATGCTTGGGCAGGAAATTCCAGAGCAGTCGCTTTCTATTGCTACTGATCCGAATGTGCTCAAAAAGGTCGAGAAACAGTATGTCGCCGATATTCTCAAAAGCGGGAAGTCGGAAATACCACGCCGTGTGAACGCTGATGGCAAAGCTATGCAGAGCGAGGAATCCTATGAGATGATGCGCAGATTCGCGACAATTCTTCAGGGAGACATTGTTCACGATCGAGACACGCTGGTGCGCCGTGAATTCAAAGACTTCCTGACACCAGCCGACGAGGAGTTCATCCGGGATACCTTCAAAGATGCCGAAGTTAAGCCTGATGACGACATCAATACGTCGGTTGACCAGACGACAAGCCTTATTGCAGCTATCCGGAGGAAGCAAAACCCGCTGCATTATCCTGATCTTGTTAATGGGAAGTTCGTATATGACGATGTGCTTGCTTTTCTCGATGAACTTGCAGAAGTGTTCAAATGGGAGGAGTACGAAGCCAGTACGCTCGGGAAACCATCACTACGCAGATGGTACGCCGTGATCCTCTGCCAGTGGATGGACGGCGGCGGGTTGAAGTTCATCATGGACAGGGCTCTTGAATACCATCAGAACCACCCATACCCATTCTGGATCAACAAGTACGGGCCTCCAATAACATACAACTATCTTTCCAGCGAGCACCACAATGCCGTGTTCGGAGACACGCTTGAGGTTATTGAAAACATCATCCTTTACAGCATCTCGAACTACTTCCTTCGGTTCTCCAACGAGTACCGGAAGATCAAAGGAGACGAGGCACTCAACCGGAACAACTGGTATGAGTACGTGGAATTCGGAACGACGAATCCGTTGACGATCCTGCTGCAGCGCAGCGGCTTTTCCAGAGAGTCCGCTCGCTACATAAAAGAACATCGCGAGTATGTCATAAGGGACGGCAGCACGGGCCAACTGAAACTAAGCCCTGCTCTCGCTCGGTGTAATAATACGGATGTTCGTAATGAAGTCATATACATACGGCAGAACTCACCGGAGATTTTTGAAGCCGATAATAATGATGAGGGATAAAGACTATGCAAAAAATTGACAAAACAGACACGCTCAAAACAATCCTGAGCGGTCGCAAGTACACCGTCGATTATTTCCAGCGGGAATACCGGTGGGGACAGAAACAGATCGAGCAGATGCTCGCCGACTTCCAGAGCACATTTGAGGAATTTTATGATCCGGATGATCATGATACACCGGAAGAAGTCATGAACTATGGCTTCTACTATATGGGATGCATTATCTGTACTGGCGGTTCCGTGAAGAAAATCATTGACGGCCAGCAGCGCCTGACCTCGCTGACGCTTCTCATCATTTATCTGAACAACCTGCAAAAAGAAACCGTCAAGGATGAGGACCTCCTTGTCCCGCTGGATGACATGATCTATTCAAAGGCCTTCAGCAAGAAGAGCTTCAATATCGATGTTGCCGACCGCGGGACATGCATGCAGGCCCTTCTGCAAAAGGACGAAACCTATGTGCCAGTGAATGAAAGCGCCCAGAACATGCTCGACCGGTACCAGGACATAGAGGACATCTTTCCTGACGAGCTGAAGGGAGAAGCGCTTCCTTACTTTATTAACTGGTTGATAGAGAAAGTTCTCCTTCTGGAGATCGACACACCATCTGACGACGAAGCACACACGATTTTCCTGACCATGAACGACCGTGGCCTGAGCCTGAATAGTGCCGAGATGATGAAAGCCTACATCATCCAGCAGGTTGCTGAAACGGACCGCATTGAGGTCAACCGCAAGTGGCAGGACAACATCAATCGCATCAAAAACGCTTCTTCTTATGATACGAGCGGCATGGTGAATACGCAGGATGTGGAATTCATCTCTATCTGGCTTCGTGCAAAGTACGCCAACTCCATGCGCGATACCAAGCGTGGCGCAAAAGACGAGGATTACGAGCTTCTCGGCGACAAGTTCCATACCTGGGTGCGCAACAATGCCCGGACGGCGATGGGCCTTGTCAAGCCGAAGGACTACAAGGAATTTGTCCTCACCGAGATGACACGCGTTACCGACATCTATCTCCGGATGAAAGACTACGGCAGCAAGCTGACGCCGGGATATGAAGAGGTCTTCTATAACGCAAACCGTGACTTAACATACCAGACCATGCTTGCCATTGCCGCCATTAAAAACGACGACACGGACGACATCATACAGAAGAAAATAAAGATGACCGCAAAGTTCGTGGATGACTTTGCCACCATCCGAATCCTGAATTTCAAGAAGGTCAACTGGAACACAAATAAGTATCTGCTGTTTCATGTGATGCAGGATATCCGTAATGAAGACTGCAAGACGATCGGAATGGTCTATGTCCGCACGCTCCGTCGCATGGACGTGACCGTCGAGGGAATCACCAGGTTCAGTCTGAACCAGTTCTCCGGACGGTACATGCTTCACATCCTCGCGCGCTTCACTTCCTATGTGAATGTACTGATGGGCAATCCGTCGCACTTCGAGGAATACGTTGACCGCAAGCGTCAGGGAAACACTTACGATATTGAACACATCCTTCCGGACAAGTATGAGGACTATAAGGATAGCTTCAACGACTACGAGGATTTCGAGTCTACCCGGAATCAGATCGGAAACCTGATTCTGCTCACCCGAGACAAGAACAGAAGCTATCAGGCGATGAAATATTCCGAGAAGGTTCAGAAGTACGCGGGAGACAATATCCTCGCTCAGGCGCTGAACGACACAGCTTACACGAACAATCCGAAATTCCTCACGGTCGTAAACGAGTACGGCTTTCATGCGATTCCTGACTTCAGTAAGCAAAGCATCGCAGACCGGGCCGAGATCTACCTGAGAATGGCAAGTGACATCTGGAATCCGGACGCCATTAAGGAAATCGCTGGTGGATGGGCCGATGACGAGGAGAAAGACTTCTTCAAGAACGAGAAGGGCCGTGAATTTACAGTCGGTTATGCTGAACGTAGCTGGCCTGACGCATTGAAATACGGATTCCTGTCCGCGAACCTTGGCGGCAGCGGGAAATCTATTTATAACGTTCAGGTCGGTGACACGGTCTACTGCCATATTGCCGGATACGGTTTTGTAGGCATTGGCGAATGCACATCAACCGCAGTGCCGATGAAGAACTTCAAAGTGATAGTCGACGGCACTTCAACTCCTGTAGCAGACGCGCCGTGGGAATCCGAGGAATCAAAGCAGAAACTCGATCCCAACAAGGAAGTGTTCATCGGGGTTGCATGGAAGAAATATGTGACCGAGATCAACGACGGATACTGGGAGAAAGGGATGACAACCGTCCCGCTTGTAGCCTATATGCTCAATGACAAGACGACGCATCAGAAGGTCAGAGATCATTTCAGATACACTGACAGCGCCGATTAAACCTTTCAACGATAGCCATACTTTTTAACGATTGCAGATTGGGGGTGTCGCTTTTGACTACAGCAGCCACAGCAGCATATCAATACAGGACCATAGACGCGCTCCCGCTTTATGCCCTGAAACGCAGAAAAGCCCAGAAACAGCGCGGTTTCCGGGCTAAAAGCACATACGGGCATTGTATCAAAGATGAGGTCTTAATAGATCCTTCACGCAGCACCGGGTAAATTATGGCATACCTTTTTTCGTGCGCAAATTCGAGGTATACACCATAGGCAACACCATGCGAAAGGC